AACATTATCTTCCATTAAAGGAATAAAATCCTTTGATTGGAATTTAAATACTTCACCTGTCTCAATATCTACATATTCATACCAAGCACCAGCTTGTTTTAATAATTTATTTTCTTTCATAACTCCAAGCCACGAACCATAATTGTCAATACCTCTTTCAAAGTATATTTCGAAATCAGCCGCCCTTAGAGGTGGCCCCATTCTATTTTTTACGATTTGTGCTCTCACCTTAATTCCAATAGTTCTATCTTTACCATTTACTTTGGTTTTAATCTGACCCATATTTTTAAGTCTGATTCTAACAGAACTATGAAATGCTAAAGCTTTACCACCACTCGTAGTCCAAGGGTCACCAAACATTACACCCATCTTTTGTCTAAGTTGGTTAGTAAACACAAGAGAAATCTTTTGTCTACCAATCATGTTTGTAATTTTCCTCATCGCTTTTGAGATGATAATAGCTTTATCAGTTGCATATCCATCTTTGTTGTAATCTGCAGCTAACTCGTTTTTAGTTGATGCCGCAGCAACTGAATCTACCACTATAGTAACTAATTTGTTTCTATCAGCAGTTCTAACCTTTTCAATTATAGTTTCACAATAATCAAAAATTTGTTCAACTGAATCAGCTGATACATAAAGTAATTTCGAGACATCTACACCGATTGCGTCTAAAAATTCTCTACTCACTGCAGTTTCAGTATCAATAAGAACGGCTACACCATCTTGTTTTTGTGTTTCAGCAAGAAGGTGAGCTGCCAATAAAGACTTTCCACTCTGTTCTAAACCTGTAATTTCAGCAATTCTTCCTACAGGTAAACCACCATATGGTCGATTGGATATTGCAACATCCAACATAGCGGTTCCTGTCGAAATCCAACCCTCAACATTTGTGGGTGCTTCATCCGAATCTAAAAAGAACGCGACTTTTTGGTCCTTTGCTTGTTTGTTTAGAGAATCCGCAAGGATATCCGCTAAATCCAAATCTTTTTTTGCCATAAAGTATTATTAATTGTTAAACAAGTCATCAAATGCCGAAGCAACATCATCTGTTTTCTTAGTTGCTTTTGGCTTATCTTCATCTACATCAAAAGGTAAATCATTTATCTCTTTAGTAGGGGTCTTACTTTCTTGTACTTTAGAAAGTGTTTCCTCTGCTACAGAAGATTCTCCTTCTTCATTTTTTGAAGTTTTACCTGGATTTAACCATCCTTCTAATACATCCTTTAATTCATCATAAGATAACTCTGAATATAAGTCAGTAATTTCAGTTTGGTTTTCCAATAACTTTTGAACTGAATCAGCTGATTCTGCCAAAGGTGTTTGACTTGGTTTAACTCTAAGTTGAGTGGTTGGGTATGAAGCCCCAGCTTCTTCCGCTGAAATATATTGAATAGTCAAGTCTCTACCTGTCTGTGGGTCAGTAATATCACCATAGTCAGGGTCAGCTATATATCCAAGTATTTCTTGGTAAACTGTTTTTCCAAATCCCCAAAATTTTACACCATCACCTTCTTGACCTCTAACAACGATAGGAACGAAAGTCCTTAACTTCGGCTCCATTTGTTTAGCTGCCTTCCAATCTTCTTTATCACCCATTCTCTTTAGTTTATCCGCAAACTCTACAATAGGGTCTGGTCTACCAAATGATTGTGGTGACAAATAAGTTTTGTTGTTGATGTTGTAGTGAAAATAAAGTTCGATGAAAGGATTATCTTTGTCGAACTTGTAAGGTGCAATCCTTACTTGATGTTTCCCAGGTGTGGGTTTCCAAAGACTCTCAGTCTTTTTCTGTGTGTTTTGTAGTTTGTTCAGTCTACCTCTGATTGCATTAATGTCTATGCCCATAATTTACTCCTTTAAGTTATTAAAAATTTAAGTTTTATAGTTTAGTTTTGAGTGCGTTTCTTACACTCGGTGTATGTATAAATATAGTGTTTTTTAGAAAACATAACATTTATTTTGCCCATTTATTTCGGGTAACAATTTGTGATATTACACCATAGACAGACAAGTCTTGGTAGGTATCTTCAATAGCTTCACCTACCTCATCAGGTTGTCCTTTTACCACTAATTGCTTTAGTCTTTGAATCTTGTCATTCTTTCTGAACCAAAGTCCATTAAGAGCTACATTTCTATCTTCCTCAGTTTCTAAACTTGAACCAACTGATATATTATCAGGTCCATAGTTTCTCTGTTTCTTACAGAAAGTATCATACATTTCATCAAGGATTTTTTTAAATTCGTTTGTAGTTTGTGGGAACTTTTCCTCACAATACTCAGTTGCAGTTTGTTCTTTTGCCATAACTTTTTAAAATATTAGTACTAATATACGAAAAAAAAATTTAATATCCAAATAAAATTGGATTTTTTTTTATAAATCTTTTAATTTTTTATTTAAATCCTTTTTAAAGGTTTTAATTTTGGTATTAACTCTTTTACTCACTTCACCTTTTATGAAGTCATCAAACTCTTTATTAACCTCATCTTTATTCATATCTAACTTTTTCATTAGGTATAAATTAGTTGATTGACCATTAGTAACAATTTTTACAATAGCTTTGAGTGCCAAGTTTAATGCATAAAGTGCAAATGAGAAAATTACTAATGAAAGAATTATTAGTAAAATAATATACCAAGGTAAATCTTGTTGAGCAACTACAGTTGTTTGTACACCTTGTGTAGTACTTGTTTGTGTAGCTTGAACTGCTTCTGCTTTTTTGGTTTTGTAAGATGCAAGATATTCAACAATATCACCCAACTCAGTATCAGATAAAAAATTGTAAGATGGCATCGCTGCTTTATTATACTCTTCCCAAATTTCAACTGCATGTTCATCACCAGAATCAATTAGTGCTTTACTATTTTTAATCCAAGTTTTTGTCCAATCTTTTCCTTGAAGTTCAACTACATCTTGTAGGGGAGGTCCAACTAACTTTTTGTCCATTTTGTGACAAGCTGCACAATGGCTGTTGAATAATTGTTTACCTTTTGTATAATCTTGAGAATAGGTAATTGTAGAAGTTAGAACTATTACTAATAAAAACTTTTTTATCATTAATTGATTTATTATGAAAATTTAATTACATCAAATACTCTTGTATTGATTTTTTTTGTTCCTTCAACATTTGTCACTATTATTGAATTTTTAAACTTTTCCCAATCAACTGAGAATGTTTTATCAATCACTCCGTTGTTTTCTTCTTTTATTAATTCGTTAAGTGCGTTTATCGTGTACAATGTATTAGATTGTTTTTTTCTATGAACTAATATAGTATCCTCTAAGGGTTTCTCTGGTTTATAAGCCGTATCTATATTATATGTTACAAACAATTCATCCAAACTTGATTTATTTTGAAGAACATAAATGTAGTTATAAACTATATGATATGTTTCTCTTATCTGTTGTAGAGTTGTCTGTAATTTTTCTTTTGTGGTGAAAGTACACAATAATTGAGTTTTCATTTAATCCTTTAAAATTATTATTTTTATTCATCTATAAATATAAAATAATAAAAGATTCCTTTAAATACTACTACTTTGTTAATTTTCTAATTTAGATTGAGCTGTTTCAATTTTTGATGCAAAATCTTTATGAACTTTCATTTCCAACTTCCAAGTTCCACCATATCCAATTCCATCTGGCCTTGTTTTAATTTCAGCAACGGGTATTACTTCTTCATCAGGTCCTGCAGAATAAACTATAGCTGCTGGTGGAGGTGTTTCTCTTACATTTAATTTTTCTTGTATTTCATTAAAATTATCCGTACCAAATACTTCTGTTAATGTTCCTTTATCAGCTGATAAACTTCCGAGTGTCATATTTTCTTCACCTGTTATTAAAGATTTCAAAGGGAAATCTTCTCGTATTGATTTCAATAAACCAGCTTTTGCTTTATCGTTTGAAAGAATAGAATTTGCTACTGAACCTGCATGGTTGTGAGAATTTTCAACAAGCGAATCATATGTTTGTCCTGCAGAATTACCAAATATTTTAGCCATACCATGTAACATTACTGAAGTTTTTTGTGTTCCACGAGTATCTGTTTTCAATCCTAATTTACTATTAATTTCTTTTAGTTTATCGTATGATAAATCAGAACCAACAGAACCCAAAACCTCTTCAAATTGTTTTCTTTGTTTAGGTGAGAAGTTTTGACCCATCATAAGTTCTAATTCTCTAAATTTTTTATCTTTTTCTTCAGATGATAGTTTATTGTAATCTTGATTTACTTTTTGTAGATTACTACCATTACTTTTTAATCCATCTGAATGGATGTTGGATTGTCTTTCTTTTACAACTTCTACCTTAGCATCCTCGGGTACATCCTTATTATATTTATCAATAAGTTCTTGTTGTTTTTGTTTTATCTCTTTTTTTGATTTCCCTTTAGCTGAACTATATTCTCTATTTAACCTGTCCATTTCTTCAACTTCTTCATCTGAAGCTGAACCTCTAAAGAATATATCATCTACCCTATTTGTAGTTGTATTTAATAGGTTTGCAGTTTTACTTTTTTTCAAAGATACTTCATCAAGAATAGATTTTCCATTTACTTTTACCTTAGCATAGGTATCAGTTGAGAATCCTTTATTTTTTTTATAATCCTCCAAACCTAAAGCTTCAACTTCTTCTTCTATATCCCAAGCCATAGTTTCTAATTCCCAATTACCTTTTCCAAATTGTCTATCGTATCTATTTACTGTTGCTGACCTAACCTCTGATGCAGATTTTATCCAACCTTTATCCATAATAGATTCGTTTCCGTTTGATTTAATATGATTTTCTATTTTAGTAAAAAATTCTTTTGCTTTTTGAGGGTCTTTTATTGACATTCCGATAGTTGTTAGAATCTCACCTGCAGTTGAAGAAAGTGTACCA